CCCGAGCGGGCAAGCATTCGCAGGCGATCCGCGTCTATCTTGCTCGAATGACCGCGCGTGTTCATGCCGCCTTCCCCCTGACGCTGTTCGGGTCGCGGTAGCCATCCACCATTTCGGCAAGGCGAAGCGCGGCCTGCTCCTTGCGGGCTGTTTCGGCCCACAGGAAGCGCGCCAGCGGCACCATGTTCCACCTGGTGCAGTTGCGCTTTGGAAAGCCCCATTCCCGCGCCCGAAGGTTCACGCAAGGCTGGCAGACACCGAACGCGCGGGCTATGTCGGCGGACCCGACATTAGCATCCCACATCGCCCGGAACCGCACCGGGTCGATCTTGCGGAACTTCCCCCCGCCGCCCTTGCGGTGCGGCAGGCCCCGCACCTTTGCACGCCACCGGACCGCCTGTTCCGTCACACCGAGGCGTTCCCCGATTTCACGTGATGTGAGGCTTTCGTCCAGCCACATGCGGCGAAACTCTGCCTCGGAAACACGCTTGCCGCGCTTGGCGCTGGGGTGGGTCATTGGATTGCCCTCGCCCCCAATATCTGCATGGTCACAGCGCGCAATTCGGCCTCAATCAAAGAGGCTTCCTTGCACCGGCTCCGGTTGCGTAGGTGTCTCGCTCTGGCGGCCAATTCCTCCCGTAATGCCAACTGCGGCGGCAAGCTTGGCCTCGGCTTCTGCAACGTGGTCGGCGCAGTAGCCAAATCGTCCTCGCTTATCAGGGGCCAAGCTGGAATAAAGACCAGGGCGTCGCCATTGGGTTGGCGTGTCGGCCCCGCAGAAGAAACAGGTTGCCATTTCATCCCCATGGATAAGTCAACTCCCCTGCCAGCATGTCCGCGACGACGGGTAGGAACTCGTAATCCTTGCCGTTTGTCGCCTCCCACGTTGCCTTTGCGGCGTGGTATCCATTCGGCCCCCGGTGGCAATCAAAGCACAGCGGGATTACCCTGAAATCATCTCGCGGCTTCTTATCGCCGGTAACGTGGTGGGCATCGGAAGGGCCGGGTTTGTGACAAATCACGCAGGGCAATAGTTTGACCCGGCCCATGTGTTTCTTGCCCGCGTCTGTTTTGCGCTTTGGCTTGGGGGGTTTAGGTCCGAGCGGGGGCTTCCGTGCAAAGTTCATGCGACCTCCGGGATTGTAAGCCGCACGCCCTGCCGCGCATAAAATGCCGCGAATTGATCAAGGTAAGCGGCCTTCTGTTTCGTGGTCATTAACCGCGTGACAGGAAAGTCTAGCGGCTCCATCATCAATTCCAGCTTTTCGGCATATGGCCGGGGCTTTATTAGCCGGTCATACTTTTCGCAAAACTCCGCATTCTCGGCCCGAAGGATGGGAACGCCGAACCGCAGCTTGGCGTCCCCCCTTATTTCCTCTGCCGTCCTGTCGCCGAGTTGTTCCGCGATCTCCTGGCACCACTTACGCTGTAGGCGGTTCTGATCCGCAGACCGTGGCTGGCCTTGCACTATCGTGACAGTGACCGGCAGGCTGCGCGCGTTAAGAAGCCGCGCCAGCGCCTGCATGTCATCGTGGTTGCGGATCACGCGGGTTGTCATGCCGCGACCGCGTAGCGTTCGGACAGGGCGTCAATCTTACCGATCATTTCCTGAACGAACGCATTCACCTCGCCCTCCATCTCGTTAATGAAGGCGTCGTCGCGCTGGACCCTCTGGACGAACAACTGCATTTCGCCCGGCATTCGTGGGTCAAACGAAACGAAGTCGCACCAATCCCGCCCGGTGCAGGCCATTTGCGCCTGCATCTGAGTGATGTATTTCGCCGGGATGGTGCCGCTTAGAAGCACATCAAGGTGCGCCGCCGTGTTCGGGCACTTGATTTCCAAAAGGCCATCTTCGCCGATCAGCCCATCAGGGGACGCCCCGAAGTCCGGGTTGACGTAGTGCAGCACGAAGCCGCACTCTGTCACCGTCGCGTCAGTAAGGAACTCATAAGCCGCCCGCGCTTGCGGCTCGGTGTCAGTGCCCCACTGCATGGCCGCGCTGGTGAAGCCCTCGGCCCGCTGGCCGGTCAGGCGTTCCACTATCAGATCGGCCATGTAGTTTGCCCGGCTGGCTGCGTAGCCGCTCTTGGTCTTGGCCATTAGGTCGGCTACGCGCGACGCCGTGACCTTCCCGAGCCGCGCCGCAAACCATTCATCGGTGCGCTGTTCCATCATTGCACCTTCGCTTTCTTGATCTTGGCGCGAAGGGCGGCCACAGCGGCGGGGAACATGCGCGCGGGCAGTGCCTCCAGATCGGCAACCTTGAGGTATTCGCAGAACTTGGCTTCGTCGGCGTTCGCTTCCTCAATCAGCGTCTTGAGTTCAAAGAACTGGTCCGCGTCGATCAGCCCGCCCGCTGCGGCCTTGCCGTCGTCGTCGCCGTCATCGCCAAGGGACAACCCCAGGATCGCTTGGGCGGCATACCGCTGCCCGTAGGTCTGCGACGACCCAACGGCCTGCACCGCGTTCTTGCTGCCGCTCTGGTCCTTTGGAAGTTCAATGCTGGTCGTTTCGCAATGTCCGCTGACGTGCATCAGCTTGGCCGTGACCGTCACCCGGTCAGGCGCGCTATCCACGCCGAAGGACAGGGCCAGCCCGTGCCGCGACAGAACCGGCTTGGTGCCGCTGATGATATCCTTCAACAGCGCATAGGGCTTATTCTTGTCGCCCTTGCCATTAAGCGGGATCATCGGGAACTCGGACGAAGCCGCCGCGAAAGCTTGCGCGAACGCCGCCCTTGCCTGATCGGCTTGCAGCTTGTCCCGCATCGCCATCATGCGCTCCAGCTTCTCGATGCTGGCGTTTGGGTCTGTCGCCACTCGCTCAATCAGCGAAAGCACCGGGTCCGGCATCGGCGCGATGGGCTGCACCTTCTCAATTTCTGCAACTGCGTTTTCCATCGTCTCTCTCCTTTGGTTTTGGGGTTGCCGGGGTCATCGGCGAAACAGCGCCCCCGCTCGCTGGCCAACGGGAGGAGTCACCCGCTTTCGCCGGATTTCGTTGCCCCTGCCGTGGAGACACCACTCTCGACGGCAGGGGCCAGGCAAGACGGCCCAGGGGTTGCCTTTGCTGCGCGACGCTCCGCCGCGACGTAGACCTCTTGGCCGCATGGGTTCCCGGTGCTGCCGGGCCAGATCGCGGGCACTGCGCCACGCTGATGGGGATGGGGGGTCATTCGGCTGCCACCCCGAATAGATCGCCGCCAGACTTTTCCGCCTCGGCCAGATTGCGACCGGCCTGCTTGGCGTATTCGGGCTTCAATTCAAAGCCGATGTAGCGCCGGAATTGCTTGACCGCCTGATAGCCGGTTGATCCAATCCCGTTGAACGGGTCCATGACCACATCGCCGGGCTTGCTGTAGAGCCGCAGGCAACGGTCAATCACGTCCAGTTGCAGCGGGCAGACGTGCTTCTCGTCATTCTCGCCCTTCATCCGGTTCAGGACGTTGCCTTGCTGGATATCCATCCAGACCGGGCTGGCGAGGCGCTGCCACTCGTAAACGTCAAACTCGGCATAGGGGATCAGTTCGGCAATCTGTGCATCGGTCGGCGTGGCCGATGCCAGCCCGTGCCGGTGCATGTCGGCCAGCCATGCCTTGACAATCCGCACGGCTTCCTTGGTATCCCCAGGAGCCGCGTGCATGATCCGGTCGGGGTTGTCGCCATCCTTGCGGAAGAACAGCATATAGTCGGGCATTCCGACCCGGTTCATGGCGCTGTCCTTGCGGATTTGCTTGTAAAGCAGGCCCAGCGCCTTGGTGCGCTGCATTTCGACTACGGGGTCTTTCCAGATGGTCGCGCGCCCGTGGTAGATCAGCCCGGCATCGGTATGCGCCTTGATCAGATCGCCAGAGAAGTCTTGCAGGCCAATCGCCCCATCCCGCCCCTTCCGCATGGGCAGGTCGGTGCAATGCACGCAAACCATACGACCCGGCTTCATGACGCGGGTCAGGGCTTCTGCAAAGAAAGCGTATTGGTTCATGAACGCTTGGCCGGTGCCAGCGTTGCCCAAATCCCGCTCGCTATCCGAATAGACAAACAGATCACCGAACGGGGGCGAGAAGATCGCGCAATCAACGCTATTCTCGGGCATTGCCCACATGCCTTCGATGCAATCGGAATTATGGATTGCCCACCCCGCGCCCTGATATTCGGGTTGCTTCATTGCTTCTCTCCCTTGATCCATGACGGAAAAGCCAGATCCAGCGGGCGCTCGTATTTGACCCGGCGCTGCACATCGGACTGAGCGGCGCGCATTGCATCGGCCATGCGGCGCTTCATTTCGTCGTGCTTCTTGGATTTGACGTTGATGACTTCCCAGATGCTGGCCTCGGTATCGCTGATGACGATATCGTTGCGGACAGTCTCGGATTGGCCGAACCGATGCGACCGGCGCACCGCCTGATAATGCTGCTCGTAAGAGAAGCTGATCGAGGCAAAGACGGCATGGGCGCAGTGCTGCCAGTTGACGCCAAATCCGGCCAGCTTCGGCTTGGTCACGATTGCCCGGTATTGCCCATCGGCGAAGCCCAAGAGGCGACGCTCTTTCTCGTCGGGATCAAGCGCGCCATGCACTTCAATTGCGCCGGGGATCATCTTGGCAAGCGCGGCGCTTTCCTCGTTCGCCTCACACCAGACCGTGACCGGCTTATCGTGGGTTGCCAGTTCCGCCGCCAGTTCGCACCGCTGCGAAAGCGTGAGGCGCTTTTCCTCGTGAAAGCTGGTCGCGCTCATTTCCGGGATGCGAAACAGCATCCCATCGGCCACGTTCTGATGCCGGTCGGCTGCGACCTGATAGACCTTCCTGACCACATCGGGCAGGACGTATCCGGTATCATCCCCGCCCAGGTCAGACGGCAGGGTGGCGCAGCGCGACCATGACGCGACGAAGGACCAGAAGCTTTCGACCGCGTGACCTTTCAGCCGCCATTCCTGCGAAGCGGTTGACGTGTCATTGATGAACCATTTGGAAAGCATTTCCTGCTGGCGCATCACCCCCAGAAACTCGGCATGGTTTCCGAGTTCGGTGTGGTCATTCGGCGAAGGGGTTGCGGTTGCTGCCAGCTTGTATGGTGTAGATGCGAAGGCGTCCTGCATCATGGCGCGGGTCTTACCCGCGTAGCTTTTCAGGATGCTGCTTTCGTCAAGGATGACTGCGCCAAAGCAGGACGGGTCCAGCTTGGGCAGGCGCTCATAATTCGCCACCATGACGCCTTGGCCGACCTCGGATTGATCCCTGATCTGGCGGGCGTCGATCCCGAATTTCTGGCCTTCCCGGATCATCTGCCCGGCGACGGCAAGCGGGGTCAGGATCAGCGACGGTTTGCCGGTTTCTTCGGCGCATTGCCGGGCAAACTCCAATTCAATGAAGCTTTTCCCGAGGCCGGTATCAAGGAACGCCGCAGACTTGCCGCGATCCAAGGCAAAGCGCAGAACCGCTTCCTGGTGCGCCTTGGCATTGTCGTTGATCGGGCGTGCGTCAAAGCCTGACTTGGCAATGGTGCCAGCGCGCGAGGCGATGAAGTCACGATAGGCTTGCAGGGTCATGTATTGGCCTCCGCCATGATCGCCTCGACAATCGCGCCAAGCGGGCTTGCGGGCTGCGTTTCGCCTTCCGCCCACAGCACCGGCACGCGGCCCAGCGACTTCGCCAGTTCAGTGGGATCGATCCCGTGTTGCAGGGCGATGGAAATCAGGACGCAAGCATCAGCCACGATCCATTGCATTTGCCCGCCCTTCGCCACGTCGGCGAAGCACTCAGCCGGGCGCATGTCGGGCCACGTGAAGCCGATGGTCACGGGGAAGACATGGCCGTTCCAGTGAACATCCACGGTAACGTTCGGGCGGGCGTTGGGTAGGGGTTGTCGGGTCATGCCTGCACCTCGACCACAACCGCGCCGCCCTTAACCGGATCGGCAAACACCTCGGGGAAGGCGCAGCGAAAGCCCTTGTCATCGCAGCCCATGGCATCCGCTATGCCGTCAATCAGCGCCTTTACGCGCCCGTGGACATTGTGCGGATCGCCAGCACGCCGGGGCGGGTGGTAGGTGAACACCAGCCGCGCGCCTGGAAGCTTGGGCACACCGGCAAGCTGCGCCAGAACCTTCGCCTCATAGCGATACTTCTTGGTCGCGTTGATCTTCGGCCAAGGCGATCCCTTCGCGTGGGGTGTCAGCGCGGCAGGGGGCCAGGGAAATGACAAGATAAGGCTGTTTGTCATGCCGCCCTGCCGTGATTTTCGTGAAAGCCGAATGCAGCCTCAGCCCACTTTCTAGCCGCCGCAGCATCTTCAAGGCTCTTAAAGCGGCCCAAGTAAATCAGCCGCCCGTTGACAGTAATTCTGGCGCGCCAAGACTTATTGCGTCGATCAAATGAGACACCGGCAGTGCCACTGCTGTTTGTTGAATGGCGCTGCTGGTTCTTGCCGTTAACCGACTTTGAAGCCGGGCGCAGATTGGCCCAGGTATTGTTGGCCCGGTTGCCGTCAATGTGGTCAATTTCTTCAGGTGGCCATTCACCAGTCATCCAAGCGAATGCTGCCCTGTGCGCCCTGATGCCTTTACCCAAAAGCATCCCGACCAGATATCCATTAACTCTCGCGGTCAGGGCTTCGCGTCCGGCGAAACGCTTGTTCCAACTCACGCTCTGCGCATATGCAGAACTTCGAACGCCATCGCGGAACCACTCGGGCCCCCGCTTGCGCCACACAAGGCGACCAGTTTCTGGGTCGTAATCCAGCAAGTCGCGAATTGCTTTGGGGTCCAGCATCACATCCCCCGCCAGTCATAGAGGATGACGGTTCCGTTCTGACCTTCGCCAACAGTGATGCCGCAGCTTTCCGGTTCGCAGGTGATCCCGGCGGGAACGATCAGGCCGATCCGATCCGCGCCGGTCAGCGGGTTATGTTCCCAAGTGAAGCGCGCCTCGACGGTCAGCACGTCGCCCATGGCAAGGGGGTAAATGCCGGTGTCGCCGCCGTCGTTGACGTATTCGTTGACGAAGGTGACAATAGCAAGCTGGCCCGGCTCCGGTGACGGCTCGATTGTCACGGTCGTCGCAGCGGCGGGCTGGCCGTTGACATGCAGCGTGCGCCCGATGGTGATGGTTTCGCCCCACGCCATGTTGACGCCCGCCAGCAACGCCACACCGATCAGCATCCCGCGAAAGAACGCGCGGCGGGCCTTGCGGGCAGCTTCGCCAGCCGGGAACACCTCAAGGTTAGGCAGGGGCGTGCTGTCTATTTCCGGGTCATAGAGGCCGCGCTGGGTCATGCCTCCACCTCTTGCGGCAATGGCGCGGGATTGGCGGCGATCTGGATCAGCGTTTGCAGCGCGGCGGGGCGGCGGATGCGGTAGCGGATGATGCGGGAACACTCGGGCCAGTTCGAGTGGTCCCACGATTTGCCGCCCTTACTCCCCGCAATGGTTATTTTCGGCGGGTTAATCCGCGTTCCCTGGATAAGGATGGCGCTGCCCATCTTATACCCAATAGCCACCTCATGAACTACCTCGACAAGCATCCCAAGGCACGGGCAGCCCTTGCCGTCATGCTCGATCCACGGCCCCCATTCTTCGCTCATTCCCAATCCTCCGGCTTGTTGATCCGATGCACCCCGACCAGCATGACGAGGCAGTAAGCGACCGACCCCGACAGGATCAGCGCGAGTGCGAGGAAAGGCGTGGTCATGCGGTCCTCCCGAGAATGTCCAAGGCGTGGTCATCTGCCTTGATTGCAGCGGCGACGAAGCTGCCGGACGGATCACGCTTGCCGCTGATCCAGTCCCTTGCCGTCTTGCTGTCGATGCCGGGGAAGGCGCGCTGGACGGCATAGGCGGTCCCGTAGCGTTCCCGCAGGTATTCCGCCCAAAGCAGGGGGAAGGACCGGCGCAAGGCGACCGCGTTCAGGACCGGGGGAAACTTCCCGCCTGCAGAGACAGGCGCGGCTGTGGCACGATCAGCGGCATTTGATGACGGAGTGACAGATGAACCGCCTTGCCCCTGAATTGCCCGTGCCAGACATAGAGGCATCACGCGGACCCCTCATTGCCGGTCATGTCGCCACGGTATGGCGTCCAGTCATCCAGCCGAACCGCACCCGCAGACTCATCGCGGATGCGCGCCATCATCTTGATGGACGGCGTTTTCTTGCCCGAGAGGATTTGGCTCAGGTAGGACGGCGTTGTCCCGATCCGGGAAGCGAACTCCGCCTTCTTCTTGCCAGTGAGGTATGCTCTGAGTTTTTCCATACGCGAACTTTAGCTAATAGCGTAATTCGACGCAAGCCTGTTTTTACGCCATTAGCAAAATGACCGGCGCGCGGGCGTAGGTGTATGCAGCTATGATGAAGCTGGACTTACGAATCAGGGAAATCCGCCAGGGCAAGGGACTGACGCTGGCGCAGCTTGCCGCGCGGATCGGCGTGTCAACCGCTCACCTCTCGGAGGTCGAGCGCGGCGTGAAGCGCGTGAACAATCACCTACTAGAGCGGCTGTCCGAAGCCCTGGGCGTTACCCCGCCTGACCTGGTTGGCGGGCCGCCTCCCCTTGGGGCGCTTGAGGAAATTCTTGCGCAGCTTGACGAGGAGGGGCAGGCAAAGGTCGAAGCCTATGCGTCGGCCCTGCTGACGCTGCAAGAAGCGAAGCAGCAAAAACCGTGACCCGGACAAGATTGCAGGCGTCTAGTCTGCTGTAGTCCATTCCGTCCCCCTGTTACGCGCATCCCTGCGGACAGGCTTCCCGTCCATTGTGGCGATTTGCAGACAAGATCGGCACCTTGTCCGACTGCGGTCAGTATAGAGCAGCGCAAATTTCGCCGATAGCGTAATTTTATGCTTGCGGGTAGTTACGCTATTAGCTAAAGTCACCCTGACACAAGGGAGACCGCCATGACCAAGCAAGAAGCATACGAAGCCTTCCAGCGCGCCGACGATATATGGCAGATCGCGCTTGAGTTCAAATGGGGCGTGCGCGCGGGCGACATGCGCTACACCGACGAGGCTCGCGGCGAGGAAGGCTCCGACCTTCGCAAGGCATACGATGACCGCGCCGCCGCCCAGGCCGCATGGAACGCTGCCTGCGATGCGGAGCGGGCAGCATGACCATCCACACCACACCCCGCGCCGCGCAACTGTTCCTCCGCACCACTGACAAGGACGGCAAGGCCCACGGCGGCTTCCAGTGGCCGATGGAAGTTGGCGCAACCGTCACTGCGCCGGACTGGAAACCAACCAAGGAATGCGGCAATGGCCTGCACGGGCTGCTGGATGGGCTAGATGATAGTTCGCATCTGTCGTTTGACCCTGACGCGCTTTGGTGGATTGTCGAGGCCGATGACGCAATCGACCTGGACGGAAAGCACAAGTTTCGTTCGTGCAAGGTTGTTGCATTCGGCCCGCGCCATGAAGTGACCGCCCATCTGCACGCTATGCGCCCCGGTCCTATTCACGGGCTTTGCCTGACCGGGGGCAACTATGCCACGCTGACCGGGGGCTACGAGTCCACGCTGACCGGGGGCTACGGGTCCACGCTGACCGGGGGCTACGAGTCCACGCTGACCGGGGGCAACGGGT